ACGGCGTGTCCGCGGTGATCCCCATGGATCGTTCCTCCTAGGTGTAGATCCGGTTGCTCGGGCGAGCGCCCGTGTACCAACCGATGACGTGGTCCCTGCGACGGAGCGGCCGTCGTCCGGTGGGAAGTCGATCGAGCGAGTCGAACGATCGGTCGCGTACGCAGACCGCCCCACAGTCTTGGCACGCCTGCAGGACGAGATAGCGAACGACCCCGTCTGAGCAGTCGGCGAAGCCACCCAGCCAGTTAGCCAGCCTGTGGTCGTCGTTCACCGATCCGTGCGACGACGCCATGCAGCCAGCGGCGGCTGTACCTGAGATACGAACGGGGTTCCGGACCGCGACGCGAAGGGGCTGCCAGAGACGACCGCGTACGTCTCGTCCACCGCCGAGCATCAACTCCAGCGTGGGCGCGATCGGGGGCGTTCGGTCGATCACCATGGCGCGCACGCCATCGATGACCGCGACACGCGGCTCTGTCACCCGTTCTCCTTCGCTCGTCTCCCGGCGAACCGCGAGAGGGCTACGTCACGACTACTGTCGCGGCGATGAGTTGGATGGTTCCGATGACGACGGGCTGCGCCGTCTTCGGATCTGCGTCGTCGGACCCGCCGCCAACGATAGCACTCCGCCAGATGCCTGTCCCGTTGGATTTGACCCGAACGCCGCGGTCCTGAAAGCACTTGACCACCGCCCCGTAGACTTCGCGCGACTGCTGGCGCGTCGCCCCGTAGCAGCGAGCGGCGACCTCGAGGAACTGGACCGGAACGCGACGCATCGGCGGGTCGCTCAGGACGACGAGGACGATGAACGCCTTGTACTCGCCGGAACCGTGAGCGTCTCCGTCGTAGGTCATCGAGCCTGTCGGGCTGAAGACCTCTCCGAGCGGGTTCCCGTGACGAATACGGTTACCAACGAGCGCGGCTACGTCCGAGTCGTCTCGCAGTTCGGCGATCATGGCGCCGACGACGTTGACCATGGGATCATCCATCAGCGCCCTCCCTTCCTCGTCCCGATCTTCGGCTTCGTGAACGTCGCGATGATCGCGGCGGCCTTGGGAGCGACCGCGTCGCGAGCGGGCGTGAAGGCCGGGTGCGCGTTCATGTGGATCGTGCCCGTCTCGTTGATTCGACCCGGCCAGCCAACGCCGACGTAGCCAACAGCGGAGAGCGCCTTCGACGTCTCGCGCGCCGAGCGAGGCTTCTTCGGCTGGTCTCCGCGACGGCTCCAGCCGTGGATCTTCTCGTTATTCACGTAGACGAGAACGCCGACCTGTCGAGGAAGACCCTCGTTGATCGGGTACGGTTCGTATGGAGAGTCCGCCGCTCGCTTGGCGAACTCCTCGGCGACGACCTGCCCGACCTTGAGTAGGCCGAACGAGACGGCGAGCGGGATCTGCTCCAGACGCGACTGCTTCAGGATCATGCGCGAGCGCGCTGCGTTAGAGGTTACCGGTCGATCGTGCGGCATTACGTCAGCGTGTCCTCGATGACTCGCGCTGCTCTATCGGCAGCCCCGCTTCGGTGAGCGTACACGATCCTGAGCGCGTTCTCGCGGTTCGCCTTCAGTTCGTCGGCGTCGTCGAGCGCCTCCCAGATCGCCTCGATGAGATCGCCGGGTTGATCGACGTTGATCCCGACGTCCGCTGCCTCCCAGAACCGCAGCCCGTGATTGACGTCGCGACGGAACTGGGGAGAGTTGAGCACGACCACCGGTCGTCCGGTCGCCGCGAACTCGTACATCGTGCTGCTGTTATCGCAGACGTACACGTCGGCTCGACGACAGACCTCATCGAAGTCCTCGACGAACTCGATCCCGGCGTCTCGGTACTGGGGCTGGAGTCGCTTCCCCCAGTCGGCTCTCGGGTGAGCGTGCCCGATCGTCGTGAACTCCCTACCCAGCGCCGGAAGCGCGTCCCTGTAGTGCCCGAACGCCGTCCCGGCCTCTGGGCAGATGAACGCGGGCCAGTGGAAGGAGATCGCAACGACCGGCGACGGACCGGCGACGCGAGCCGGTAGCGTGTCCAACTTCGGGCAGCCGATGACCTCGACGCGGGCGTCCGGGTATGCGCGTCGCCACAGGTTAGCCGCGTACTCGTTCGGGACGAGGAACGCGACCGTATCCTCCCGATCCTTCCCGCCTGCATAGGACGGGTGGCGCGAGAGACTGACGCGATCGGTATACGCCTGACCCGCCCCGTGCTCCATGAAGATGAAGCGCCTGTAGCCGAGTCGCCGCCCGACGAGCGTGTCTCCGATCGACGACACGAACGCGATCGGTCCTGGGCCGGGATTGGCGCTGGGGCGAGCGGCGTCGAGTCGTATCCGTCGCGCGTCGATGATCGTCGGAGAGATCCCTCGTGCGTAGGCCCGCTCGGCTAGACGGCCGTCAATGAGAAATGAGCCGCGACAATCTTCGTTCGTTGCGAGCCAGACCGGAGCGATATGGTCTAGGAACTGCGGCTCGAACGCTAGGAAGTCAATACGGTCCGCCGGCGCGCGTCTCGCCGATGTGTCGTAGCCAAGCATCTCCGCTACCCCAGAAGGCGACTCGCGCTCCCTTGTCAGCAAGGATGCGGTCACCGAACAGTCGCTCGCTGTTCGTCGCGGTCGGCCATGGGTTCTTCTCCACGAGGTCCTTACGGAACAGGGACGGGTTCATCGTCCAGAAGTTGCGATGCTCCAGCCGCGAGTTCCCGTTGGCTCCGTGCTGGTCGAACGTCGCGCGATCCCAGCCGAGGATGTGATCTCCGGGTTCGCGCTCGCGAGGATAGGCGGGTTCGCGAAGGAGCGCGATCTGGCGCAACGCGGGCTTCGAGGTAAGCGCCTTCATCATCGGCTGGAGATCGACCGGCTTCAGGTACACGAAGTCGTCCTCGGCGAGGAACACGAAGTCCGCCTTCACTCGACCGGCGATGTACTTCCAGAGACGCTGGGTGCTGGTGACGTACCCGTGATGCCCGGAGCCGACGACGTAGTAGCCGTGTCGATCAGCAATCTCGCGAACCCGTGGGACGACCTCGTCGGGCCAGTCGGAATACACGACCCGCTGGACGATCGGACCCTCGACTGAAGCCTCCAGCGACGACAGCGACTGCTCCAAGTACCCGAGGCGCTCATCTGCTACCTCCAGCGTGCCACCAGACCTGACGACAACAGCCACCGACTGACTCAGCCCGCCGGTAGCGCGATATGCGCGCGCTCCCTCGACAAGTTCCTCTAGCGTCGGCCACCAGCTGTCCCAATCAGGCTCTCCGGGCCGCTTCCCGACCTGTCGCCACTTCGCGTCGTCCAGCTGGAGGTTCTGGATATCGCGCTGTCGCTCCTCCTCGCTCACCGGGACGTCGCCGCGATCGTGGAGAGCGTGGTCGCGGCGAAGCGCCACCATGTAGCGTCGACCGAGTCGAGCGTTGTAGGCGTACTCGGGCGTCGCGGTCGTCCTCGTCTGGCCGCTGACGATCCGGTCCTCGCTCCGGGGATGCCAGAGATGAACGATGTCGCCCTTCTGGCGGTTCCAGCCCAGTAGCCCGCAGACGGCGCTCTGGAACGCCATATCCTCGAACCCCCAGCCCTTGAACCGCTCGTCGAAGCCACCGAGCGCGTCGTACTGGGACCGCGGGATGACGATGCAGCACGACCACGACAGCGGGTTCGTACGCTCGACGACGAGGTCCATGTGGTCCCTGTCGATCTCCGCGCCAAAGTCGTGTCGATCAGCGACGAACCGCTTGGTCATATCCTCGCGGATGTTTCGGATACGGGTATGCGGCCAGGTGATCTTCTGCGTCTCGACCGCTAGCGTGACGGCGTCCTCGAGGAGCGACTTGCTGATCAGGACGTCGCTGTCGATGACGATCCCTACATCCCAGTCTCCGGCCTCCGACGCAGCGAGATTGACGGCGGCGCTCCGATTGAACGGCCCGTCGTCGTGATGGCCCTCGACGATCGCCCAGTCGGGGAAGTACTGCTGCCAGCGAGCCTTCGCGTAGTCCCAGAGCGCGTCTCGATGACCGCCGTCGGCTCGACGCGGGACGAGGAATACGACCCTCATAGGACCGACAGCACCTTCAGCGCGTCGGCTTCGAGGCCGCCGTTCGTTGACCATGCCGTGAAGCCCTCGTAGTCGCGCTTGGCCCGCTCCTCATCGAAGACCGAGCGGTACGTATCGTCGAACTCGGCCTTGTTGACGCCGGGATGCATGTGCTCGACGATCACGTCCGGCATGAAGCGCAGCGTATCGGTTACCTGACCGAGTCGCTTCCAGCCGTCGTCCGCCCACTGGTGTGTCGTCGCCGGGAGCGCGAGCCATCCCAGCGCGCGAGCGATCGGGGAGGACATGAAGACCGCGCTCGGGTGCTTCTTGCCGTGGATGAGATCGTCGCCGTACGCGATCCCCGGCGAGCGAAGGGCAATCGAGACGCGGCGATCCCAGCCCGGAGTACGGAACAGTACGTCGTCCCCGAACGCGCCGATGATGCAGTCGTCGTCCCAGATCTTGCTGGCGACCGCGTTGAGCGACCCGACGTAGCCCAGCCGCTCGGGCATGACGTGGAGCGGTAGGCCGTGGTTCTGATAGCCGGGTAGCGCCGGGTCGTCGGCGTCAACGAGGAACAGGACGCTCGTATCGGCCAGCGAGTGACGAGAGGCACCGATCGCGCTCTGGTACATCTGGCGAGCGCGTTCCGGGCGACCTCTCGACGGGACGAGAACGATGATCGGGCGACTCATCGGTCCCTCAGCGCGCTACTGGAGACTCCCCTGGTGCGCGGGATATACATGACGGCCAATCCCCGGTCCTCCATCCACTCGCGGGTTACCCCGAGTTGCGTCCAGTATCGGTCCTGTGACCCGTCGCTATCCAGCCAGTCGTCGCCGATCGTCAGGACCAGCGGGTGAGCGACCTCGATACAAGGCCTGGAGTCCTCGTCGCCGACGTTACAGATGACCGCATCGACCATGTGGAGCGCGTCCAGCATCTCGACTCGATGGCGATACAGGTGGACTGGCGGGCGCCCCTTGTACCGGCCGATGAACTCGTCGGTGTTGAGGCCGACGATGAGACGCGCATCGAACGAGTCGGCGATCGTACGTGATTCCTTGAGCAGTTCCAGATGGCCGACGTGAAGACCGTCGAACGACCCGATCGTGAGGATGTTCACGACCCGGGCAACTCCAGCGCCATGCTGAACGAGCCGCTCATGACCGTCGCGAGAACCTCGAGATGCGGGTTGCTTCCGAACAGGAACGGCTGGATACCGTTGATCTGGAAGCGTCGCGCTCCCTCGATCGGGCCGTCGTCGTCTGCCTCGACGATGTACGACGCGGCCGAGAGAGGCATAACCTCGAGGAAGATGATGTAGTCCGTCGCCAGCGTACCCTCGTTGAACGGCGTGTTCATCTCGTGAGAGTCGCGCGGCTGGATCAGACCCGGGACGTTGACCACCGATGGATCGCCAGCGACCGGGAAGCCCGCGTCGTCGAGTACGTCCGCGTCGGTTGCACCCGGTGTGATGATCGCCAGCTGGTGGCGCAGAAGGCCCCGGAACGACATTAGATCGCGGGTTCGGGCAGGTTGATGACGAACGGCGCGCGTCCGACGTAGCGAGGCTGCGCGATCAGCGAAGTGAGCGGGTCGCGCTTCGGGATCAGTTCGCCTGCGAGCGCGTTACGGGCGTAGGTCGGCTTGATGCCCGTCAGCGACGTCGCCTGCGTGTATGAGTAGGAACCGATACGCTCGCCCTGCAGGACCGTCGGCGGGTCTGCTTCCCACGCGATCAACTGGTACAGGACGCGCTGGACCTCGATCAGGTCGTTCGGCTCGTATACGACTTCGACGTAGGGTCCGGTCCACCAGCGAGGGAGTACCGCTGCCCCGAGGATAATCGCAGAGCCACGATCGACGAGCCTCACGTCGGCTGTATCGACCGTATCCCCGTTGTCCTCGACGGTGACCTCGCTGGTGTACCGGCTGAGAGAGAGTTTGCTGTGTGGGCGAGCGACGGCGTATCCGCCAACCCAGAAGGTTTCGGTTCGGTCGCCGATGAGAGGACCGCCTAGCCGACGCGCGAGCCACGCCTCCTGCTCGTCGATGATCTGCTGTGCAGCAGCGTCGTTCGATGGGAGCGAGGGGACGCGCTTCCGCGCATCGGCCAGGACGATCAGGCTCATCGTGCAGGTGGGGTTAGCTGCCGGAGTTGATGAGGACGCTGAACGGGAAGCCCGCGCCGGTCGGGTTCTCCGTGCCAACCGGGCTTGCGACGGCGAACGCGAAGCGCCCGACGGCCCGCATGGCGACCGCGTCCTGCTGCATGAGGTTGAGGAGGACGACGCCGTTGGCGTCGGTGATGACGCCCTCGGTGAAGATGCGGAAGGTGATGTCCTGGCGAACGCCGATGATCGCCTGCTCGCGGTCGCCGGAGATCAACTCGTAGTTGTTCACCCAGGGACCGGAGGAGACGTACTCCAGCGGCTCGCCGTAGAGCGTGCCACCGACGCCGGACGTGAGATCCGTGAACAGCGGCTCGTTGGTCGTGGGCGCCCGGAGCCGGCGAAGGCGCGAGCGAACCCGGCGGCGGGCGTAGTGGACGTTGACGTCGAAGCCGTCGTCCTCGACCTCCGCCATGTTGAGCGCGACGTCGTCCGCGAAGTCGACGCCGGTGCCCTCGAGGACATAGTTGCCGGCGTTGTACGCCTGCGTGACGATGCCGTCCTGGTAGGACTGCGGCCAGGGGTTATCGACGTTCATGAGGGTCGCGGCATCCAGCTTCGCGCCGAACGCCTCGGAGAGACGGGGCCGGACCTCGCCCCAGATGTCGAACTCGGCGTCGTCGAGCACGGCCTCGGGGATCGGGAGGATGACCGCGAGTTCGCGAACGTCGAGGTACTTGTTACCCCACAGCATCTCGGTGGTCTGCTTGAGGCCCGTGTCCGAGGACCCGTCCACCCAGTAGGCCTGCGGCAGCGCCGAGAGGACCGGCTGGCGGGTCTGTGCGGAACTCATCCGCACGGTACGGAACGAGCGCAGGGCCGCGGACGAGGTGATCGCACCCTGGAGGATCTCGCGAGAGACCTCCACGGGGATCAGCGCGTCGGCGTCCGATCGCGTCGTCAGGGAGTTGTACGTGACCATTGGTCGGTTCTACTCCTCTCAGCCGCGCCCTGTGGCGCGACGGATCATGCTGTTGATGTCTGCGCCGGGAGGTGTCCCTCGCGGCCCGGCCCCGAGATCCGGCGTACCCGGCCTCCCGGTGACGAGGTAGGGATCGCTCTCGGCGACCTTGGTGAGCAGGCTCTCGATGTTCTTCGGCTGGCCCTCGTCGGTGTACTCGACCCGCGAGACGTCGAGGAGCCGGTGAGCGATCTCCGGGTTACGGAACCCGAGTCTACGCGCGGCCTCGGCGGTCGTGATGCGGAGTTGGAACGACTTGACCTGTGCCAGTCCCTCGTCTCGGGCCTTCTCGGCGGCCTCGGCGCGCTCGTTCGCCTTCTGCAACTCGCTCTTGGCGGCGTCGGACCGTGCGGACTCCGCGTCCTCGTAGCCCTTGAGCCTCGTGCGACTCGCTGCGGCTTCCCTGCGTGCCTCGTCCAACTCGCGCTGGAGTGCCGAGACGTCCGTGAGTTGGGTACCTCGCGGTGCTCCCTCCGGGGGAGTACCGGCGCCCGCCTGGGGCTGCGCTGCGCTTGCCGCCGGGGCCGCGCCTGCGCCTGTCGGTTCGGTCATTGTACGGTTGTTCCTCTGGTGTGTCTACCCTGCCCCGTCATTCGCGACGTTGCTCGGGAGGCTGTCCTGCCGGTTCCTGCGATCGGACCATCGCCTGTCGCCGCGCCTCGTTATCGAGTTTCGCCTCCTCCTCGATCTTCCTCTGGGCATCCTCCTCGGCCTTCAACTTCAGGATGCGCTCGATCTGGGTCTGGGAATATCCCATCTCCTCGAGGGCGAACTGGAAGGGAAGGCCGAACGATACCTGCTTCAGGACGGAGTCGGTACGGGCTGCCTCGTTGCGCGTCTCCGGGTCTGCCCAGATCGTCTCGCCGTCGGTACGTGCCTTCGCGCCCTGGCCGTGGAGGATGAGCGCGAGGCGCATCGTCTCCTCCCAGCCCTCTCCGAAGTGGACGGACTGGCGAATGACCTTCTTCACGAGCCGGGACTCGGAAGCCTTGAGGCTCTCGCCAGAGGGCGGGACGGACGTAGGCGAAGCCAGCAGGTACTGGTACGGCGTTCGCCCGTTGGCGGACATCTCGCCGACCTCCTGGTTGATCAGGTCGATGTACGGCGAGAGATCGCCCTGCGGGAACTGGCCGAGTTCTGCGCGAGGCGGGTGGTCGCCATACGTCGCGGCTTCCTCGGGCGTCGGGCGACGAACCGTCCACAGGTTGTCGACACCGGGCCTGAACGGCGCGATATCCTTCCCGGTGTCGGGGTCGATCGGGACGTCGATGTTCAGCGCGTACCGCTGGGGGAACGCGACGAACTCGGAGGCTACCAAGGCGTCGAACCGCAACTTATTGATCGCGTTCTGGTTCCCGACGACGGGGCCGAGTTCCGAGCGCCCCGTGCCGTCTCGGCGAGGGCGATTGATGAGCGGGACGAGCGGGATATGCGGGGCCAGCGGGTTCTTCAGCGGCCAGACGCCATCGTCCTCGCCCGCGAAGATGTCCCAGACGACGTTCGGGAGCGACCCGGCCGAGGAGTCCGTCCGCTTCGTGCGCGTACGGAACTTGTAGATGAAGTCCGGGAGGAACATATTGGCGCGGCCGAAGCCCTCGTCGTCGATCCAGACCTTGATCGCCGCCCTGCGCATCCGGCGATTACCGGGCTGGGACTCGACGAAGACCTCCTCGGGATCCTCGATCGTGATCAGCGGGAACTTACTACCCTCCGGCGCGGGCGTGATCATCGCGAAGGAGATGCCCTTGATCAGCGCGAGATCGTGCGCGATCTGCGACTCCGCATCCAGCTGGTTCTCCTGCCACAGCCGCCACGTCTCGTCGTCGCCGTCCGGCTTGTTCGCGAACCGGAACCCCTGGACGATGAGTCGCTCGCTCTCGGCATCGACGATCAGCGGCATGAAGTTGGCCGGGAGTCCGCCGTAGCGTCGCCCGAACGTCTCGCGGAACTTGTCCGACGCGAATGCCAGCGGCTGGTTTCCGTCGTGGAACCCCTGCCAGTCACGGACGTCCAGCTGCTGTGCGATGTACCGCGTCAGGAGTCGCTTCAGCCACCACTCGGGGGTGTTGACCTCCAGTGGGCCCGTGATGCGGAAGATCGTCGTCTCGTCTGCCACTCAGAACCCCTGTGCTTGCCGTCTCGGCGCGACTGGTCGAGCCAACTTACCGCGCCACCATACAGCACGCGTCCGCGCAATAATAGCGGCGTCTGCAGCGTCGATCTTACGCGGCGAGTTCTTGGTGTCCTTGACGATGACCTGACCCGATCTCGTATCCTGCGCGGCGGCGTTCTTGAGGTGACGCACGAGGAGTGGGTGCCCGTCGATCTTCGGGCCGCCCTGCAGCATGTCTGCCTTGAACTGCTCGCACGCCGGAGCGAACCGCCCGTAGACGAACGTCTCGAACCGCACGACCTTCCCCGATCCCATCACCCGATCGTGCGCCTCGTCGAGCGTACGTGTTCCGTAGCGCGCCTCCCAGTCCTCCATCTCGCTGCGCCAGCCCGGGGGATCTCCGGCCAACTCCAGCACGTTGTAGTCCTCGAAGGCCCGGTGGACCGCGGCATCGACTGCAGTACGCGAGACGGCCTCACCGTTCTCGGGCTCAAACACCTCGACGACGAAGCCGTAGTCCTCCTCGATGCACCACCCGACGAGCGCCGTACAGTCCCTGTTGTTCGAGCCGTCGAAGCCGAGTACGATCGTCGTGCCCTTCGGCGGTGGAGGTGTCACATCCGTGGGATGCTTCCTCGCCCGGTCGATGACTGGCTCTGGCAGCCACGCCGAGGGGCGACTGACGAACAGGTTGCCGTTGTACCGCAGGAACTCATCGAGCGGTACGGTCGGGTCCCTGAAGGATTCCTCCAGACCTTCGATCGAGAGGAATGACCCAGCAGCCGGGTTCGCCTCCAGGATGGCCTGTCGACGCTCATCCGGGATCTGCAGGTCCCACCCGCTGCCCTCGCTCCCGTCCGACAGCGTGACCTTCGGCGTCATCTGCCACCACATGAAGAGGAACGAGTCGTCCTCGACCTCCTCGGTCGCGACCTTGATCCCGTGCTGGTACATCCTCCCGGCGAGGGAATCCAAGGTGTTGCCAGCGGTTGTGATGCCGATATGCAGCGCGCCATATAGAACATCGACGCCCAGCGCCTTGGCGACCTGCGGCGAGAGCGTCCTGATCACGCGTCGCTTCCGGGCGCCTTTGCTCATGACCGTCCAGACGCGCTCGCGGCTCTCGCCCTCCCACTCGTGGATCTCGTCGCACAGGACGCAGGAAGGTAGGCCGCCTTCGTTCGTCCCGGCGATGGCCGCGACGCGATAGATGCTGCCCGGACGGTCGGGGCGGATGATCTTCGTCTCTTGGAGATGCAGGCCGCGCTTCATATACGGACTGAGTGGTCCGGGCTTGTCGCCGCCATCGCCCTCGATCCCGAAGCGTGCAGCGCCGAACAACTTGTTGGCCTGCTCGAACGACGCGGCCGCTAGGGGGACGTTGGGTGAACGAGGAGCCAGCGGACCAAGTAGTTCAGCGTCACCGATGAAGCCGGCCAGTTCCGTCTTGGCGTTGCCGCGGCCCAGCCCCCAGATCGCCCGCGTATAGCGGAGTTGCCCGGTGACGGGGTGGTACTGGTAGAGCCGTCGAAGGAGTTCCTTCTGGAACGGGCGAAGCCGGACGGGATCACCCAGCGCGTCGCCCTCGCCGTGGACGAGTTTCGCCTCGATCCACTTCGCGACGATCCACCCCGCCGACGGCCAGGGCGTCCCGTCGTCCAGTAGAGGCTCGGGTGACGCGTAGCGAGGAGGGCGGTACTCATCCGGTGCCCCTGTCCATCCGGTCGGTTCGACGATCGCTACCTGAGACTCTGTCTCAACGCGCGCGCGGCGCCGCGCTTCAGCGACTGCCCGCCTGTCTCGCGTCGTCGTCGGCTTCGTCATCGAGGTCGACGTCGCTGAAACCACCCTGCTCAAACTCCTCGTTCACGTCCGCGATCGAACGTGTAGCGTCTCCAAGGAGGACCCCCAACCGCAGTCTCGCTGCTGGGTTGAGCCCGAGTCTATCCTCGAGGGCGCGGATCTCCTTCTGGAGCACGATAGCGTGCGCCAACATCGGGTTGATCACCGGCTGCCCCTGCGAGCCGACCACGACGCGCTGGCGCTTCCCCATCCGGAACTCGATGTCGCGCTCGTCCCGCATCCGCAGGAGCATCTCCAACGTCTCGCCGTCGAGATCGGGGAGCATCACTCGGGCGATAGGCGAGGACCATAGCCGTGTCCACGCCTGCTTGGACCTGTCCGATAGTGCGTTGGGCGGCTCTGGCGCTGCCAGAGAGACGCTCCGGTCGATATCCGAAGGGACGACCTTCAGCGACCGAAGTGCGTGTGGACGTGGCGCGCGAGGCATAGCGTTCCCTCTTGTCCTCAGCGGTCTTGGCGCCGTGGCACGGTCGCGAGAGTCCCTGGAAGTTGGCGAACGTGTCGCTACCTCCGGCGCTCCGCGGCCGAATATGGTCCACGGTACTCGATCGACCGTCGCACGTGGCTTCGTGTACAGGCGCTTCGCAGTACGGGCGCAGTCTGAGATACGCGGCGCTGAGTCGTCGCCACGTCGTGCTGTTGTAGAACGCTCGGTCGTCGGATACGGCTGTACATGGGCAGTCGCGACCCGAGTAGAGCGCGCCGCATACCGCGCAGACCTGCGGGAGCCTCAAGCGGGGCATGAGGACCAGCATACACGGCTGTTTGGGTGCGGCCCAAGTTCAAAACAGGGGTACTTCACGCTTGAAAAATCGCGGGCAGTTTC